TAAATGCAAACTACACACAAACATACCCAATCAATCAAATATCTCAATCCCAACCCCCGGGTAATGCGTATGTGCAAGGTACTTCTACTTTTATAAGGTTAAGTGATACAAAGATAATGTTCATTTGGAACGGCGCGGCTAATACACTCTATGCTCTAGTCAAAACATTAAATGCTGATGGAAGCACTGCATCAACAGGTGCGCAACTTACAGTAGCATCAAACTTTACTGGCACTTACGGTGAAATGCAGGCAGTACCAATCTCTAGCACATCAGTGCTTTTATGTTATGGAACCAATGCAGGGCCCCAAACAATTTCAGCAAAAATACTGACAATTTCTACCAACACTATTACTGCTGGAACGCAATTGCTATTTGCGTCAAGTTCTAACCCTTCGTCTGCCAGTTTTGTTTCTTTATTAAGCCCTACACTGGCCACAGTACTTGATGGTGCTGGTACTGGCAACGTGTACAGTTTGTCAATTAGCGGCTCAACGATCACGCTTGGTGGCAGTGCCACGGCCATGTCTTATCCATTTGGGTACGGCATTTTTACTGCATCTTCAACTACAAGCGTAGTTGTTTACCTAGCATCTAACGGTTCGGATGTGTACGCAAGAGTTGTAACAAACAATGGCGCTAGTTTTTCACTAGGCACAGAAGTTTTGCTTTTTAGTACCGGTTCTGGAGGAAGTCAGTATGGCGCTGTATCACAGCTTGCTTCAGGGCTTGGATTGCTTGTACCATTTGCTGGGTATCAAGCATCATGCCCACAGCCCTACTACGTACTTGCAGTTTCTGGCGGCGTTCCGTACATCAAATCTCAAGGAACATTGCCCGCTAACATTTGCCAAGCGCAGTACTTTTACCCAATCAACGGAACCTGCTTAGTGCAAACAAATACTTCAGGTGCAGGCAGTGGCTACAGTGCAACGTTTCAAAAGTGCGTTATTACAGGAGCAAGTTAAATGTTTGAACAAAATAACCGAAATCTTCGCAACGTGTTTTTGCAAGAGGCAGACGTTAAAGTACTGCGTTTCTTAGAAGTTGGCACGCCTGTGCCCCAATCGTGGCTCGACTACCGACAAGCACTGCGCGATATTCCACAGACACAAGACATTACCAAACTAGAAATCGTTTGGCCCACCAAACCGGAGTAAAACATGGCAAGCACAATCAATGCAAGTAACGGCGCAACCAGCGGCCTGATTCAAACCGGAGATGCTTCTGGTGTATTGGCGCTTCAAACCAACAACGGCACGACTGCGCTGACAATCAATACTGCCCAAGCTATTGGCGTTGGTTCGTCTCCAAACTATGGAACTTCCGGTCAAGTCTTGACATCCGGCGGATCGGCTGCGGCACCCACATGGACATCCCCTGCCTCGGCTTCTACTACTAACCTTCAAACATTTACTTCTTCGGGCACATGGACTAAACCAGCTGGCGTAACTTTTGTGCGTGTTTGCGTTTGGGGTGCTGGTGCTGGAGGTGGTAGTGGATATTACACGCCATGCGGCGCAACTAGATGGGGCGGTTCTGGTGGCGGTGGCGGTGCTAGAGCTAGCTTAATGTTTGTTGCGGCTTGTTTGCCATCTACTGTGTCTGTAACCGTTGGCGCTGGTGGTGCTGGTGGTGCAGCAAGAACAACAATTGGAAACGGTAATAATGGTAGTAATGGTGGCACCTCCTCTTTTGGAAGTTATTTGTCTTCATATGGTGGGGCCGGTGGTACTGGTGGCCAAAGTACTGCAACCAGTAATAGGGGTGGTGGCGGCGGCGGTACAGGTGCTGTAAGTAACGGAACTTGCGGCGGCCTTCCAAACTCTGCTTGGATTGGTGCATCTGGCGCTTGTAGAAGATATAACGGTATTGGCGGCGGCGGCGGCGCACCAGCATGGCAAGGTACTACATCTGTTGCAGGTCCTGCTGAATGGGGTGGCGGCGGTGCTGGACGAGGAGGCAACCCCACAAACTGCGGCACAACTGGTGCTGGGTCTTTATTTGGTGGCGCTGGTGGTGGTGGTGGCGGTGGTTCTTGCGCTAGTGGTTGCGCAAATGCTGGAAAAGCGGGTGGTGGTAATGCCTATGCGACTGGCGGTGGAGGTGCTGGTGGTTCTGCTGGCCCTACTTGTTATAACGGCACTAGTGGCACCGTTCAAGCTAATGGTTCTGGAAGTGGCGGCGGCGGCGGCGCTCAACGCGCTACTTGCGCTGGCGTTCTTCTTGAAGGCGGTACCGGTGGTAATGGGGGTGCTTATGGTGGTGGCGGTGGCGGTGGCGGCGCTGGAAAAGCTACTTCATCCGGTGCTGGTGGAACAGGCGGCTCTGGTGGCGTTAAAGTTTACTCATGGTAAGGATTGTTATGAGATACGCAGATATTAAAGACGGAAAAGTTGTTAATGTTGTTATTGCTGAGCCTGATGTCGCTGCGGAGCGTGGTTGGGTGGCTTGCTCTGACGAAGTTGGCATTGATTGGGATTATGATGGAACTTCTTTCATTGACAATCGTCCTGAACCTGTTGCTCCAGTACAACCAGTCGAACCAACAAAAGAAGAGCTGTTGCAACAACTCCAAACATTGTCTGAAAGAATCCAAGCACTAACATAAAGGAGAAATCATGTGCGCTGCAGCCGAAACACCAAAACAAGATGTACTTGACGCCAACATCTACTTCCCAACAATCATTTACCAAATTGAAAAGCCTGAATTCTTAGATGCGGTTGGTAAAGTTGCTGAAGAAGCATTGGTAGAAGCGCGTAAAAAAGAATTGAATGAAATCTACCCGGTGCACATGACGGGTAACTTGTTTGACAAGCCTGAAATTTTGTCGTTTCAGTATTACGTTGGCGGTACGGCCATGAATTTGTTGAATGAGCAAGGCTACAACCTTGAAGGTTTTGAGACTTATTTCTCGGAGCTGTGGTGTCAAGAGCACTATAAGCATTCAGCAATGGAACAACACGTTCACGGCGCTGGCTCACAGATGGTTGGCTTTTACTTCATTGAAGCCCCAGAGAACTGCTCAAAGGTTGTGTTCCACGATCCTCGCGCGGGTAAGCCATTAGTATCTTGGAATGAAAAGGATATGTCGCAGGCCACGTTTGCCAGCAACGCAATTAACTTTACACCCAAGCCCGGCCTGCTGATGTTCACAAACGCTTGGTTGCCACACAGCTTTACGCGCCATGAGGCTGAAGCCCCAATTAAGTTTATCCACTTTAACGTAGGTTTACGTCAATCCCCTGCCGCAGCATTTAGTCAGTGCATTGCCCCAGCAGCGGAGATTGTATGAACACCTACCAAATTAGATTTAACAAGTCTCGTGGACAAGCTGGGCGTGGTTCAGTAGACCATGTCTGGCGCGTGTTTGAAAACGGCAAAGAGTTTCTGTTTAAGAACCTCGACATTACAGTGCCCGTTAAAAGCGAAAAAGACGCTAACGGGGAAGACTACAACATTATTTGCCAAGGCTACTTAACGATTGATCGAGACACATCGACAGCCGTTATAACAGCCAAGGTAAAAATACCAGAGTTAGCATGATAAATGCGTTGGCTCCTTCTGTTACTGCTGTTGGGGCTAGTCGGGGCTATGGCCAAGAATGGCTGTCATGTGCGCGAGTTCTACGGGATAGGCTACACAGTCCACGACCCAAACATTCGGCACAAGGAAATGATGGCGTGGCTAGAACAGAACGCCAGCCACTGCAAGGCTTCGGACTATGTAGTCATTTGGAACAACTTGTCCGAGTGGGCGGGTACAGCCGATTCTACGCAGCTTAGAGGTCTGGTTGTTCATGGCTACAAAGAGGCGCTTGAGCGAGAGAAAAAATGATCGAGTCCATCAAGTTATTTCCGACTGTTCAGCCGTCAGGTTATCCCGACAAGCACGATCTTGCCCAGAAAAAACTAGAGAAACAGCACGAAGCCAACAAAATTGTTGAGATAGCTAAACGTAAGCAAACAGAACTGCAAGACATAGGGTTTGAGATTTATTGTAAAAAGGTAACTCAAGAACGGCTCCGCATGGAGATATTCCAAAACCGTAAATTGGACATATATGTATGAACGATAAACCAGATATGGATCGCAGACTGACATACTCGGTCACTATGATGGTGGCCTCCACGCTTTGCTTGTCGGTACTGGGTATGGTGGGGGCTTTCTTGCTCGGCTTATGGGCTAAGGAAGTTGATAATGCCGAGATCTTCAGTATGCTCCACCCGGCTTTCCAAACCATCATCGGCGGCTTCATTGGTCTTCTGGCTGGCGTAAAGTTGGGCCAAGGCAACAAACACCACTGTAAACATTGTGAGGAGTAATCATGTTTGACATTCTTTCTGGGGGCTTACTTGGCTCCATCTTTGGTGGTGTATTCCGCCTTGCGCCTGAAGTCTTGAAATATTTTGACAAGGCTAATGAACGTAAACACGAGTTGGCAATGTTTGAGCAACAGTGTCAATTAGAAACCTTGCGTGGTCAGCAAAAGCTGGCTGAGATTGGCGCACAGCGCGAAGCCGCTATTGACGTGGGTGTCATGGATGCTTTTAACAACGCTATCAGTCAACAAGCTGAAATGGTCAAAGCCGCTGGGGGTTGGGTAGCTAGTTTGTCAGCATCTGTACGTCCCGTAGTTACATACTGGGTGTTGTTCATCTATTCATTTATCCACGTCTGGTTTGCCTACAACGCTTGGGTTATGGGTTCGCCCCCGACGGAAGTGTTTAAAACAATGATGACGCCTGACTTCTCGGCACTGCTTTCTGGGACTATTAACTATTGGTTCCTCGATAGAACTCTCAAGCAGCGTGGGCTATGAACTTAGAGTTAGCCGCCTCTCTGTGCCGTCAATTTGAGG